AACCAGTATCTAGTTAATTAAATAAAATAAATGTAAACTAGGTTTACAAGGAAGTGCTATGAAATCTATTTTCACTCTATTTGTTTTATTTACCCTAGTGGCATGTTCATCATGCAATAATGCCAGAACTCAACCAGATACATCCCCACTTGTCGCAATCGAGGGTGGTGATCTTACGGCCTTGGTTCAAGGATGTGGAAATCAATTGGTATCAGGTTACACCTATTGTAGAAAGACAGAGGGTGACAATACGAATGAGAACATCACCTTTGTTGTTCCTACCACTAAGTGTGGCCAAGATTCATGTGCTGAATTGAAAATCTTTTTCCCCGATGGTTCACCTACCTATGGGTATGTGTTTAAGAAAGGTGAAACTGCCCACAGGGTTTTGTGGTCTAGTCTTACTAAGAAAAATACCTTCGATATTGATGATAGAGGATTCTGGCCATTTACCTACAGGATTAAATGGATTGATACCAAGGGTCAGGTTCGAGAAACCGTTACCGAAGGTGAGATCAGGCTTCGTGTATTGAGACAAGGATACCTACCTCTCCATGAGGTTATGGACGATATGAATTTTGTTTGGAAGTTTAAATACGATGGTGTGGAAGTTAAAATGACCACAGGTGGTAGAACCTACGTTAGCGAAAAAGAAAAACCACTATGACAGCTACCCTTGTCTTATCCATTGTAAAGCTAGTTTATTTAATCCTATCAGAGTTTTTTTCGTGGAAGAAAACCAAGGATAAGGAAAATTCTGTCTACAATCTTGAGATGAAAGACTTCAGAAAGATGGTTGAGAAATCCCTTAACCAGCTAACTCAGGAAGCTAGGGAAGATTCAGCACAGGCAAAAGATGTGGAAGATCAGGTAGATCAGGAAATTAAGAAATAAACTTCTTAACTATTGGTTGTTCACCTTCATATTCTAAATAATCAGATACATAGATGAATGGGAATTTTATCTGGAATTTTGTAGCAAGATAGAGATTGGCCCTACTCATAAAGATAGGGAAACCATTATAAGTGCAATAGCTGAAATCGTTATTATCCACCGCAAGCTTTATAGAACTGCCTGTTATCTCCCTAACTAAAACAAACTTATTATCGCTATGATAATTCTTCAAGGTCATCCTCTAACTTAGTCAGAAATCCTTTATAGTCTTTAATTGTTTTAAGCAGCTCATCCCTGTACTTATAGGACTTCTTTTCCTTGGATAGCTCTGAGACATAAATCTCAATAGACTTCCTTGATAAAGAAAGAACATTTATGAGAGGTTCTGTGGATTGATTATTCTCTTTAAGATCAAGTACATCTATAGCCTTTGAGATGAATTGGTGCATATTCATGTTTGCTGAGAAAACCAGATCAAGGTCTTTTTTGGACTTGGCCAAGGTGTCCTGATAGTCCTTACCATCTATAATGTATTCAGAAACACTACTGACTGTTCCAACAATCGTATCAAGCTGTCTGAGTGTTGGTATCTTGATCTTCCTTCCACCAGAAACAGTACATAGTCGGTATAGGCTTTCTAGGTCTAAGGCCAAAAGTAGTTCTCTAGGGAAGGCATCCGATTCTGTGACAGATGCGATAAATACAGAAGACCTAATACTACTTTCAAGTGCCTTCTTAATATCGGTTCTTTCTATGTTATTGATATTAAATTCATTGGTAATTCTTTTAGCTAGGGATAGAAGAACCACACAAAAATCCCTAATGTCGCTAGGTAGTTTCTCGTATGGTATCGGTTGATGCTTGTTTCGATAAATAATATCTAGGGCCAGATTGAGGTGCCTCTTAATGTCTTTTTCTTTATAGAAGATAAGTAGACCACTATAGATTTTATTGGATAGGTAGGACTTACTAAAGAAGTCACTACTGGATTCCACGTTTCCACTTACAATCTGATCATAGAGAGTTTCCATGTCTCCATGTAATTGTAAGTACGAATTGTTCTTACCATCTGATATGATAACATCCTTAATGTTGACTCGAATGTAGGCAGTAAATGGAATCCTACCTGTATCAGTTTTGAATCTGAATCCATCTATAACTATTCTTTCAAATAGCCTCAAGGCATATTCATTACTTACCTCGTCTACCTCAAGATTATATTTCTTAGTATTCTTATCGTATGTGGCAATATTGTGGGCAATATTCCTAATGGCCATAAACAAAGAATCACGATTTACAGGTGAATCATTTTTTATGTAATTGAAATAGCAATCATTTAGATTTTTTTCTAACCCTATCAGGTTCGATTCTGAGACCATTTTTCATACCACCAGTTAAATTATTCAATATGGCATCAAGTCTTTTCACCATAAGGTGATCATCTGCCAATTTTGCCTGTTCTCTTTGTTCCATTAGAAAGGCTATGCCTTCTTCTTTTGTTCTCTTCTTTTGACTATCCTTACATAAGCTAAATTCTTTATATGTATCTGTGTCTTTAGGAGGTAGATTATCTACCTTTGAAGTGTTCTTCTTACCCATCCTAGGCCCCTAAAACAAAAATTTAATAATTCTTCTCTTCTCCAATGTGTTGAGCATGTCTTCTTTATTGACCGATGTTGATATATGAATGAGATCATCTGATAGCTTCTCAAAATCCCCTTGAGGTGTCTGGATAATATCCCCTACTGAGATATAGGCCAGAAACTCGAAAGCGTACTTAAATACACGTTCGGCTTCCTCTACATCTTTTATTTGCAGCATATCGAATAATTCTTTTGGTCGGACTTCTTTTATCACATCACCACTCATCATCTACCTAGCTCCATGTGGTTGAAAATATTAGCCTATTTTTGATAATAAATTATCAAACAATTATCTATAAGAAATAGCTTATTTCTATAATTCTGGATTGTCTAAAAAATTTACATATAAATAACATTGGGTCTAGGCCGTTGACTTCTAGTTGATTATAATGTCTATACTTCGTAGATAGGTCAAAATGGGTAGTATGTTGAAGGTTATTTTAGGTGCCACATTAAAGATAGACGTACTTCATTTGAAAGAAATGAATCCACGTGCATATAAGTATCTTCGTTTGAAATTTAAACGGAAGAATCCTGATTGGTTAAACAATGAGAAATTTAATTACTCGAACCATGCTACACCAGAGTACATCTATGCTTATAGGAAAAAAGGAAGATACTACTATTTTCCTAGAGGAACTAAGAAGCGTCTACTTCAGCATCTAAAAAGATACGAGATAGAATATAAGGTAGTAAGCACTATTCCCGATTTAGATAAACCTAATCCATATATGATTTCTAAGGTAACGCTAAGGCCAGATCAGAAACTAGCACAGGATATAATGCTGGATAAGAAGGAAGGGATTTGGATAGCATACCCATCGTTCGGTAAGACAGTGTTAATCTTAGATACTATCTGCAAGTTAGGGCAAGTATCTACTATAGGTGTCCACTCGATTGATTCTCAAAAGCAATGGATACAAGAAATCCTTACCCATACCAAAATCCCTAAGGGTCATATCGGTGGGGTCGGTGGAATATTTAAAAAGCCTAAGGTAGGTTTGATAAATGTCTGCACAGAACATTCCCTATCCAAGGCGAAGTATGCTAAACATTTTGCAGCTACAACAAAATTCTTGGCACTAGATGAAACACAAAAATTGGCAAGCACAAGCTTCAATACCATTCCTCAATTTTTTAACTGCCCATACAGGGTAGGTGTCAGTGCTTCCATTCAAAGGGCAGATGGAAAGAAATTTCTTATATTGGAGGCACTAGGTAATGTCCAATATACTGCCAAGGATAAGGATTCTGATTCAAAAATTAAATCAAGAATATTGATGGTGAAGTCTGGTTATAAAAATGATGACTACGCTTGGGGTGGTAGTAGGGTCGATCTTATAAATGATATGGCCCTTAATTTAAAACGTAATAGCATTATTATTCAAAGGGTTATGCACAGGGTGAGTCAGAAAAAGCTTGTCCTGATCTTAGTTGAGAGAAGGGTACATGTAGCAATTCTTTCACACCTACTGTTAAAAAATGGAATTGATGCTAGAATAATCATGGCCAATAGCTCAAATAAAGCGTTAATGAATGAGGTTAAGAACGATTTTCCTAACTATATTAGTAAGGATATTGTTAATAAATTTCTTGAATATGATGCAGATGTAGAGGTAGAGAGGATTAAAGAATTAGCCTACCATAAGAAGATTGATGTTATAATAGGTACTCAGAAAGCATTTGTAGGTATGTCTATTAAGACCATTGATGTAGGGATTATAGCTACACCTACAGGAATGAATTTTGAGCTTTTCAATCAGAAGGTAGGAAGGGTAGAGAGATCATACGGAAGCGATAAGTATCTATTAGATAGTTTTGGGGTTAAGCCTACTCCAATTGTTGAATACATTTGGGATTATAAGGTAGGGCCACTTAATAGATCAGGTGAAAATTTAATATCGAATTATCCTAGGAAATTTAAAATTCTACAGGAATCTAAAGGAGAATGACAGTGAGTACAAAGAAACAGTCAAAAAAGAACACCATCAAATCAGAAAGGGAAGTAGCGGTCGAATCCAGATTATTTTCTAGTAAGATGGTAAGGGCACTAGAGGACTTTTGTGAAACACATAAGATTAAAATCCCTCAAAATGATCATGAATTTAATCTATTAAATTTCCTAGTATCAATCACTGATAAGGCCACTAAACTAAGTAAGGCTGCCAAAGAGGTTGATGAAGCTATCCAGAAATTGATGGCAATCAGTAAAGATATTGAAGAAGATGGAGTTATGGACTACGCACAGGAATGTCCTAATTGCGGTAGTGATGTTCTAATCGAGTACAGCGAATGTCATGTGTGTGGTGAGAATCTTTTCACAAGTGATGTAATGCCTCTCAATGAGGATGATCTTAAGTTCAAAGAAGAGATGGTAAAAGCTAAAGCTCCTGTATCAACTAAATCTGATTACATTGAACATGAAACAGTAGAGATGGAATTAGATAACGATGATGATTTCTTTGAAGAAGAAAAACCTAAGAAGAAAGAAACACCAGCTCCTAAGAAGACCGTTAAGGCCAAAGCTATAGAAGAAGACTTCGAGGATGAAGATGAGGACGAACCAGCTCCTAAGAAATCATCTAAGAAAGTAGTAGAAGAGGATGAGGACGATTTTGATTTCGATGATGAGGAAGATGAACCAGCTCCTAAGAAATCATCTAAGAAAGTAGTAGTAGAAGAAGATGATCTAGATGATGAGGAAGAAGACGAGGATGAGGATTGGGAAAAAATGCTAGAAGATTTTGATAGTGACGAGGATGAAGATGAGGACGAACCAGCTCCTAAGAAATCATCTAAGAAAGTAGTAGAAGAGGATGAGGACGAAGACGAAGAGGAAGAGGAAGAAGAGGATGATGATTTTGACTTCGACTTCGATGATGAGGAAGATTCAGATGATGAAGATGAGGAAGAGGAAGAAAAACCAGCTCCTAAGAAATCATCTACTAAGGTTAATTTAAAAGTAAAGGACGTTGATAATATATCTGTAAAAGATGCGGATACATTACCAGTGTCAGATAAAAAGAAAAAACCAACTGAGGATGAGAAGGCAAAAAAGTTGACTGACCTTTTGAGTAAAATTAAGAAGAATCCAAAATATCTTAATGACCTCAAAAGAACTGACCTAACTTTTATCGGTTTGAGATTAAAGTTCAATGGAACACTCAGCATGAAAAAGGAAGAACTGCATAAAGCAATTCTGAATCACATATCTGAGAATTAGAAAGTATGAAGATGGTAGAAGGTATAAAGGCTAAAATCACTAAAGATAAAGTTAGCCTGATCTATAATAAAAAAGTTTTTCTTGTATTGGGTAGGGAGGCATTTGCTTCCCTACTTAATGTCGATGTGGATTTTCCAGATGAAAATGATCAGGAAATAGATAAATTCATAGCGACATATAACCACGCAAAAGAAAAGTTTTATAAACGTAAGGTTTCTAAAACATTTAAAAAGACCGATAAGGAATATAGATGCTTCGCAGAAGCACTAGACATTCTTAAAAGACATGATGTTGAATATAATACCTACATACAGTCTCAGGTAGATGGTCTTGAATTTGCGAAAGTGTTCCCAAAACCATGCCAACTAAATACCACTAAGGCCGAAGAGAGATTGTTGGATTATCTAAGAAAAGTAGATGTAGAGGGTACAGCGGAACAGAACGAACTAGAGCTTTCCGCTTATAGAGTAAATGTGGAAAAGATAAAAGCTGGAAATGCCACATTGAATGAGGCCAAGCAAGCGGCCAGATACGAGATAAATAAACTAGGTGGAATAAAAGAGTACACCAAGGCTTATTTAAGTTTTATTAAAAAATAGTATTGAGGTTTATAGTGTCCGATGCTGTAAAGGAATATATCGAATCCAAAGGATTCACTAAGATCGTACCTAAGGGTGACAATTGGAATATTGACTGTCCCTTCTGTGGTGATAGTAAGCAGCGTTTGGGATTTAGTAAAACTCATGTAGGTAAATGGAATTGTTTTAACTGTGGTAAAAAAGCAAAAACATTCAAATCCTTTGAAATTGAATTGGGACTATCCAAAGATGGTTCACCTAAAAAGATAGAAGTTCCTGAAAGAAAAGTAGGGAAGGTAAAGGTCAAGAAAAAGATTGATCAGGATGTAGCTGATAAGTTTCATAAATTCCTAACGAATCCAAAACGTAAGGCACTTAAATATCTAACCGTTAATCGTGGATTCTCAGAAGATACTTTAAATAAATTCAATATAGGTTCGACCGTTAGAAATGGTCAGGAATATGTTTCCATACCATTCTACTTAGATTCTAAGCTGGTGGACTATAAACTCAGGGCACTTAATCCTGATAAGGTTCCTTCCAAGTGGGTTAGGTTCGGGGGTGTTGGGAATTTTATTTGGAACAATGAGATACTACACTCAACCAATAAAAAACGACTATTCATCTGTGAGGCAGAACTAGATGCCTTGGCCCTTATCAATGCTGGTGTGTCTCATGTCATATCATTAACCAATGGTGCTAAATCATTCCCTGAAGAGTTTTACGAACAGATAGCACAATTCGAGAAGATATACCTACTCCTAGATAACGATGAAGATGGCCAGTATGGTGCTGAAAAACTAGCTAAAAGGCTAGGTTTGAATAAGTGCTGGAATATTGTCCTTCCAGAGAACATCAAAGATGTTAACGAGTATTTCTGGGATTTCGAGAATAAGAAACCCAATCATAGTCTAGACGATTTTAAAGAGCTAATTAAGCAATCTAAGCAGTTTGAAGTTAAAGGCCTTATGTCTATCCATAAGGCACTGCATGAGCTTCACAGAGAGATTAAGCTAGGGGTGGAAGATCGGATATATGGGATACCTACTCCATGGGCAAAACTGAATGAGGCCATGGGTGGTGGTGCTAAACCCGGCCAATTGATCGTGGTAGCGGCTAGGCCTAAGGTCGGAAAGTCAACAATTATGCTAAACTGGTTAAACCATTTAGACAGAACGGAAGGTGTCCCTACTTTATACATATCCTGTGAGATGAGTTACATACGAGTGGCACAGTCAATTGTCAGGATAAACTCCAAAACATATACCAATGCAGAGGAGATAGATTCCCTACAGGTATCCAGTACGCATCTAAAGCTTAAAGGAAATCTTCAAATTTATTACCCACAGTCAGATGAACTAGAGCTTCCTAAGATGGTCGAGAAGATCAAGGAGATCGTTCAAAAATGTGGTACGAAAATGGTAGTTTTCGATAACCTTCTTTTTATGGCCAGAGGTAAGGATGTAAGTGAGAAGGTGGGTGAGATTACCAGAGCATTTAAGATGCTGGCCGAACAACTAGAGATTCCTTTTGTCCTCATTACCCATCCTAGGAAAACAAATCACAATAAGGCATTGACACCAGATGACCTAAAAGATTCATCGTCTATCTATCAGGACTTGGACTTATTGTGGCTTATGCACAGGGCAGCGGTTGAATCTGAGATAAACCCTGAAAGTCTAGAAGACGATGCCGAGGATATAGAATTTGAGGGTGATGTGTTTGAACCATTAACTGAGATAAGAATCATATCCAGATATTCAAAAGGTGGTAAGGTTTACCTTAATTTTAATGGGTCTAGAGGTATATTTAAAGATTTCGGTGATGGCTTTAAGAAGTCAATGAATAAGAAAAAAGAAGAAGAACTAAGAAGAAAAAATAGAAAGGAGAAGAGAAATGTCAGAAGTTAGCAATGTAGAAAATATAGGGTCGTTTGATTTAGAACAATCGGAATCTAATTTTGATGTACTATTCAAAGAGTGTCAGGAACTAAATATTTATATCCCTAATTGGGTTAATAAGCGTTTCTCTAATCTGTATAAGTTTGCTTATCTACAGGTTAAGAAGGATGAAGGCTGTCAGGGTATGTCATCGGCCAATCGCACCAAGCTTATTAAAAATCTTATGGAGATGTATTTTAAAAAGATCGTAGAGAACGCACAGGAAAATAATTCACAGGAAGCTTAGAGTAGGTGGTAGGTATGGATTCAGAACAATTTGATGAGCTGGTTTACAGTGAGAGTAGAACCATAAATATTGGTGACTATGAGTCACGCAGTATTTTCTTTTCACTTAAAACTAGGGTCAAAAAGATAGACAAGCATAACAACACCATAACAATTAAGGACTACGAAAAATGTAGCACTGAAGAGTTTGAAGGTGATGTTAACAAGACATTCATACATACCAAGAACCTAGTCCGAGGTAGACTTGATATCGAAGAAAGAAAAATAAGAAAATGGGCACAAGACTTTTTAATAACAGACCTGAGGGTTAAACTAGAAAACCCACCTAAGTAGAACTATGAAATGCGAACGCTGTGAATTATCAGGTAAATGTAAGACGGTCAAGATTACCTCTAAGAGTGATAAATCTAAGATCATGCTTATTCTCGATGCACCTTCCAAAGGTGATGATAGGATGGGTGCTATCCTGTCTAGTGATGTAGGTAAGAAGCTTTCCTACTTTCTAGATAGATGCGGATTAAAAGAAGACGATCTTTATATTACCTATGCTGTAAAATGTAACCCTAACGGCCCTATCTCTCAGATAAAATCTAAGCATGTTAAAGCATGTCATCCCTATCTTAAAAAAGAGATTCAGAACAATAAGCCGAAAGTGATTATAGCGGCCGGAAGATATGCCTATGAATCATTAACTGGAAAAACCTCCGTAGATGATTTCAGGGGTCATTTTGAAGACTTCACCATGAAGTATTCTGTTTCAATAGGTGATGAGAAAAAGGCTAAAAGATTTTCATGTAAGGTCATGCCTACCAAAAGTATTGACTCATCAATGACAGCTTGGGCTACAGATGATTACATAATAAATGACCTCAAGAAGGCCAAGAAGTATTTTGAGGAAGATGTTATAGATGTAACACCTATACCAGAGTTTAAAATTTACACCGATATTGATGAGCTAGAAGAAGCAGCCGATTTCCTATCAAAACAGAAATACACATTTTTCGATACAGAGACCACAGGACTTTATTTCTATAGAAACCACATTGTTAATATAGGTTTCACACATGCTAAGAACGCATTAGTCCATGTTTGGTACATGTCGGTAGTTCCGAAAGAACACATGAAAAAATATACACCAGAGGAAGTAGATCAGATGAATCTGATAAATACTTTTACTGAGAAGTATATGGATAGAATATTGGCAGCTACTCAGAAGGTGATGGGGTCAAAATCAAGAAAGGTAGCACACAATATTAAGTTTGATTTAAAAATGCTCTATGGTGCAGGAGTAAAAACCACTAATGTATTTTTCGATACCATGGTTGCAGATGCCCTTATTGATGAAAATAAATATCATGATTTAAACTCATGTATGGAGTATCGTGGAATAAATTTTGGTGCCTATGATACCTACCTATGGCCATACGTTAACAAAGATAGAAAGACTAAAAAACCATACAGCTATGTACCGCCACAATTACTATCAAAATATTTGGCAATTGATGTGGGTGGATTAGCTATGCTTTTCCCTAAGATATATTCAGAGCTTAAATTAGAATCTACAGCTCCCAATCAAGCTATGTTCAATCTAATGTTTGAACAACAAATGCCTCTTCTGAAAGAACTATATCGAATGGAGATCAGAGGTTTCCATGCTGATACAAAATTGCTCCATGAATTAAGCGGTCAAATAGGCGATAAGCTAAAAGAGATAGAGATTAAATTTAATAAGCTTACCAAGGGAAGTGTTAAGATATCATCCCCTAAGCAGATAGGTGCGTATTTCGAGGAGAACAATTATCCCTTTGAAAAGGTCAATGCCAAGAGAGGTAGTACAGGATGGTCAGTAGGTGAGGATACACTAAAAAAGTTTACTAACATAAAAAAGTTTAGAACCATACCAGAACTCATTCTTGAGTTTAGAAGTCTAGTTAAACTAAAGAGTACATATTTAGATGGTTCTGAGGGTGATGGTGGTCTACTAAAGATGGTTTCACCTAATGGTAAATTCCACTGTAGCTATAACCTACATGTAGCACGAACAGGCCGACTATCATCATCCGAACCTAATCTTCAGAACATCCCGAACAAATCAAATGGGGTTAATGTCAGGAATCTATTCGTTCCTCCTGAGGGACAGGTGACATGGGAATGTGACTTTTCTCAACTAGAGTTAAGGGTCATTGCATGGTTATCTAGGGATAAAATATTGATAGATGAGATTCAAAACGGAAAAGACCTACACTCATATAACGCTGTGAATTTTGGTAAAGACCTAAAATTTATTGATCAGGGTACATCCATTGAAGAATTTCTTCAGACCTATAAATATGAACCTCCTAGTAATTGGAGGGAACTTCCTGAGAAGGAACGTGCCGAAGTTGAAGACCTAATAGAACAACAATACCTAGCTGATAAACTTCGTAAACTTGCCAAAAAGATTGCCTTCGGTCTCAACTATGGGATTGAACCTAAGACTGTAGCAGAAGAATTTGGTATCTCTGAAGAACAGGCCAATACGGCCTTCTCAGCATACTTTAAAAAATACTTTAAGGTTGAGAAGTTTATTAAATCTCAACTACCTAGAGTGCTAAAATACGGCTATCTGGAATTACCTATAACAGGTAGACGTAGACGGTTTGATCAGGCCGTAAGGTGGTTAGAATCAGAGCATGGGCAAGATTATTACATGCGTAGATATCTACTAGCTGAGATAGAAAGACAGGCCATGAATTTCCCTGTTCAAGGACTAGCAAACGAAATTTATGTTAAGGCCAAACTAAGACTTGCTAAGGCACTGAGAAAAAAATCCCTACAGGCTAAATTTGGTTTGACCATTCATGATGGTATGGTGAATACTGGCTTTAAAGAAGAAATGAAGACGGTAGAAGAGTTAGTTAAAGAATGTTTCAAAGATCAATTAGGTGAAGGTAGATGGGCAGTACCATTGACGAGTGACTTTAAGGTTCTGACTCGATGGGGTGGAGATAAAGTAAGTGACTACTAAAAGAAGACCTGAGTTTATTGACATTGATAATCTCGTATATGAGATGAAAATGATACCGTCAAAAGTTAGACATGATGGTGAATTTCAATCTGATATGGAGTACCTTGAGGATATGGCCAAGGCTAAATGGGAATTAGTACAGGCCAATATATCTAAAAGATACCGTAAGAAATATAGTGCTAGGGGTGAGAAAGTCACAGAGGTTCAAATCAAAGAACTGGTGATGACACATCCAGATGTTATTAAAGCCCATTCAGACTATCTAGAGGCAAAGAAAAATGCTTCAATTGCTAAGGTTAAATTCAAATCTACACTGTCAAAAGGTGAGATGGTTAAGAATATTGGATTTATGATTTCTAAGGAAATAGAACAAGGTGCCCATAAATTAAATAAGAAAAAGGCAATTCGTAAGGATGGCCTAAAGGAAGGAGGAGTTTTCGATGACGAAGAAAATGAGTTTTAACTACGATGATAGTAGTTACGAGGACAGTAAGAAAAAACGAACTAAGAAATCTAGCTCAGACAATTTCCTTAAACTAGGAAAACTGAATAAGATTGCTATTCTACCCGGCCTTGTTTCCGATGATGGTAAAAGGAAAGATTGGGTAGCAGAAACACTAAACCATGAAGTTTGGATAGCTGGAAAAAAGCTAGGTTCTGTAGGATGTAATAAAGCGTTTGATGAAGATTGCCCTATCTGTGAAAGAGGGTGGAAGGTATACAACAAATATAAAAATTCTAACAATGAATCAAAAAAGAAAATCTTTAAGAACTATATGCCTAGAGATGATCGTTTTGTTAATGCTGTGAAAATCAATTCCACTGAGGATGAGGGTGTATCAGTTAAGGTATTCAGAGTACCTAAAACTGTTCATGAAGAGATCGAAGAACACATGATGGATAATAATCTGTCACCTAGTAAGATGTTCCATCCTGATAAAGGAAAGACTATTCTTATTAAGTCTAATGGCGAGAAAGGTATCCTAGTAAGATACAAGCCAAAAGTTACAGATGCTCCTGTCAAACTATTGACAGATGGTATTTTTGAAGATGAGGAATCTCTAATCGGTCAAATGGTAGACTTAGATAAATTCCAATTAGAGTATGATGATGCGGCTGCAAAAGCACTTATCAAGAAATTAGATTCTATGGATAAAGGGTCTAGTGATGATGAGGACGAAGAGGAAGAAGATTCCGATGATGATGTTGAAATGGATGAGGATGAAGATAGTGACGATGATATGGATGATGAAGAAGATGAACCAGCTCCAAAAAAGAAGGCTTCATCTTCTAAGAAGAAAGTAGAAGAGGAAGATGAGGACGATCTTGATGATGAAGAAGAGGACGAACCAGCTCCTAAGAAATCATCTGCCTCAAAAAAGAAAGTTGTAGAAGAGGACGAAGATGATCTAGACGATGAAGATGATCTGGATGATGACCTAGATGATGAGGACGATGAACCAGCTCCTAAGAAAGCAGCGGCTTCAAAATCTAAGGCAAGTAAATTTGAAGATGATGATCTAGATGATGAAGATGATCTTGATGATGATCTAGAAGATGATGAAGAGGAAGAACCAGCTCCTAAGAAAAAAGTATCTAAGAAGTAGTTTCTATCAGGGGGAGGGTAAAACCTCTCCCTTCCTAAAAAATTGTGTGGTTTAAATGTCCTTCAATGATGAACAAAAAGTAGCGGTATCCTTTAAATCAAACATTGACAGCATCGTAAACGCTGGTGCCGGGGCTGGGAAATCCACATCCATGATAGGAAGGATTACACGATTGATAAAAGAGGGTGTTAATCCTAGCTCATTGTTCATATCTACATTTACTAAATCGGCTGCCGTTGAGATGACTAACAGGCTGGCAAAATCGGTGGGTAAGGAAAAGGCCAGTAGGGTAATGATTGGTACTACCCATTCACTTTTCTATAAGATTCTAAAAAATTGTAAGAAGTATCGTGGTGAAAATGCGAACTTCACAATTTTAATGGAATATAAAAAGATTAGATTTTTTATTGACCTGATAAAGAATAATGATCTTTTTGCCAAGTCTCCTCACACCTACATAACAAATATATCATTTTTAAAAAACAAAGACGTAGATGCGATTTCATATTCAAACGAAATCAATCAAGATGCCAGATTTAAAAATAAGACACCTAAGACATGTTCTGAGGTAGCTATAGCGTTTGGTTATATGGCCTATGAGAATTACCTAAGAAAAAATAATTACGTTGATTTTGACGATATGTTGTTCCTTACTTATAGGGAACTCAAAAAAGATAAGAACTCTAAATACCTAAATATTTTAAGAGATACTATTCGATATATCATGATTGATGAGGCACAGGATTTAAACTACTTACAGTACAAACTGATAGAGCTTATATCTGGTGACAATAAAAACATCATGCTCATTTTGGATGATTTTCAAGCAATTTACGGATGGAGAGGTTCGAGTATTAACCTATTGTTTGACTTCATGGAACAAAGGAAACCTCAAATCATAAACATTACTCGTAACTACAGGTGCCCACCTTCAGTAGTCGAATCATCTAATAAACTTATTAAGTTTAATAAAAAGCAGATAGATAAGGCATTGGTAGCTGAGAAGTCATCTGATCACCAGCCTGTGATCATTATCAGTGAAGACCCTGAAAACGAAGCTGATAATGTAATCAATCACATAGAGAATGTTTTGATGGATGGTTACGAGTTTTCCGATATCTGCATACTCTATAGAACTAATGCCCAATCGAGGGCACTGGTAGACAGATTCATCATGAATGAGATTCCACATACAGTTAAGTCAGAATTTTCATTCTATGATCGGTCGGATGTTAGGGATATCGTAGCCTATCTAAGAATCATCGTAGACCCTGAAAATGCAGAACCTCAGGACTTTATGAGGATTATCAATAAACCTCTCAGATACCTACCTAATACGCTCATATCGGCCATAGAAAGGCTAGAGGATGATCTTAATGCGGTTAATTTCCTATCTGCATTTAAGAAGTATGATCAGGCCAATATACGCTTAAATTGGAACCAGAGGAAGGAACTAGATAGCCTAATCAAAAAGATAGCTGATCTACAGGTTGACTATACTTACCAGAATCTATCGACACCAGATTTAATTATTAAGATTGTTCAAATATTTGAATATGAAAAGACATTGAATGAAAAGAAGCCTCTAGAGGGTGATGAGGATGGGAAGCTGAATATTGAAGCTATCATTTCTGGTGCCAAGATGTTTCCTGACCCATTAAAGTTTCTAGGTTTTGTGGATTCACAGTCATCAAAAAAGAAAAAGAAAGTAGATAAAAACTCAATAAGCTTAATGACCATACATGCCTCAAAAGGTATGGAATTTCCTGTGGTCATTGTAATAGGCTTTTGTTCAAAGATCATGCCTTACTATCGGTCTACATCCCCTGAGGAGGTAGAGGAAGAAAGAAGGCTTGCGTATGTAGCTGTAACTAGAACACAAGAAAGATTATATCTATCCACCATTTACGGTAAGTTTGGAAGGATGAATGTTGTTCCAAGTAACTATGTAGCTGAGATGGGTTTGAAATTACCAAGTGTGATAATGAAGTATGGCGAATAAATGTAAGCACTTAATCATAGATGGTTCTAATCTATTCTACCGAGGTTACTACATTGGTAATATGGTGGATAAAGATGGAAAAAAGGTTAATGGTATTTTTAATTTTATGAAAATGCTTAACCTACTTCTTGTTAAGTTTAGACCTCAATATTGCATCATAACTTGGGACTTAGGTAAATCAAGGGCAAGATATTCCATCTACCCTGAGTACAAGGCCGGTAGAAGAAGTAGCTTAACGAAAGAACAACTAGAAAATATATCGTGGCAAGTAGGGACTATTAAATTTGTCCTGAAAGCACTTCCAGTAAAGCAAGTGGAAGTCATGGATGTGGAAGCCGATGATATCATGGGCTACTTATCTAAGAAGACGAAAGGAAGTAAAATCATAGTATCTAATGATCACGATCTATTGCAGCTCGTATCTAAAGATACATCTGTCTACATTCCTAAGACAGCTAAGGTTGTTTCAGATAAAAACATCGAGTCATTCTTAGGGATACCGAGGGATAGATATGTTCTCTATAAGGCCATAGTAGGGGATAGCAGCGATAATATCAAAGGTATCAATAAGATGGGGCCTGTCAAAACTAAACAACTATTGTCTGGTGACGAGGTGGTTTTGAATCCAGAATGGGATGAGATCATCAAAAGAAATCTTGACCTAATGGATATAGGTAAGCTTATCAATAAAGAAGAAATTTTACAGATAAGAAAAGTTTACATGTCAGAAAAGAAAAAAGAAATAAACCCACTATTGCCACGTAGAATATTTACGAATTTAAGATTTAGATCAATAGTAACAAGATACAATCAATGGATTTTGCCATTTAAAAAACTAAGGACGTAGTATGGAAAAGAAAAAAGTTAAAAAGAAAGTAAGCAGTAAGACTTCAATCAGTGAGGCGAACAATGACCTCTACTCAAAAATATTTGATCAGTTAAAAGATTTTGAACTAGAGGTTATGGAAAGTGGTCAGGATGATATTGAGCATAACTATATTCCATTTCAGAATATGGCACTTAACATCATCACTGGTGGTGGTGCTATCGAGAATAAATTCCTAGAAATATCTGGTGACTCTCAGACAGGGAAATCATATCTGGCCTATGAGCTTATGGCCGCCATCCTGAATACTGGTGGACATGCTTACCTGAATGATAATGAGCTTGCATACGATACGGCTTATGGGAAGAGATCAGGGATACTTGATGGTAAGAAATATCTGAAATCTAAGCAGAAAGATATTCAAGCTGTATTCCATGAGATGAGAGGTTTCATTAAAGCAGTTAGGCAGTTTGATAAAAAAAATAGAATTATATGTGTGATTGATTCATACGTCGGCCTATCTACTAAGGTAGACCTTGAGAACGAAGATGCAATGAAAGACCCTAGAGGTTACATGGCCATGCAGAAAAACATGGCATGGCAAAATGCAATCGGTAATTTTGTAGGATACCTAGACCGATATAACGTCACATTGGTTCTAGTTAATCAGGCAAAACTTGATAAGCAAAACAGTACACCTTACTTCAAGGTTTATAACTCACTAGGTGAGGATGT